TGACTGTGGCGGCGGATGTGACGCGGGCGGTGAGCTGATGTTTGCAAAGCTATTGGCGTGGATCAAGGAGGTCTGGAATAAGATGATCGGACAATCAACTGTAAAAGAGGCGCTACGGGTGGATATTGCGGTATCCGCGCCAATGGCTGAAGCGCTCCAAACCTGGAGCGCCATGTACGAGAACAAGGCGAGCTGGCTCACGAAAGACATTCGCTCGCTCAATCTCCCGGCGGCCATTGCCGGGGAGATCGCCCGCGCCGTGACCATCGAGATGCAGGTGGAATTCACCGGCGGGCCGCGGGCCGATTTCCTGTCCGCTGAATTCGAGCGGGTGATGGACGCCCTGCGCGAAAAGGTCGAGGTCGGGGTTGCCAAAGGCGGGCTGATGCTCAAGCCATATGTCAACGGGGGACGCATCGACGTTGATTTCGTCCAGGCGGACCAGTTCTACCCGGTGGCATTCGACGCAAACGGCAACATCACGAGCTGCATCTTCGCCGACCAGCGCACCATTGGCGACAAATACTACACCCGCCTGGAATTTCACGCCATGAGCGAAGCGGGCGTGGAGATTCGCAATCTGGCGTATAGAAGCACGAGCCGGGATACCCTGGGCGTGCAAATACCTTTGACTGACGTTCCGGCATGGGCGGACCTGCTGCCTGAGGCGACGATTACCGGCGTGGACCGGCCGCTGTATGCTTATTTCCGCTATCCGCTCGCTAATAATGTCGATCCCAATTCTCCCCTGGGCGTCTCGTGCTATTCCAGGGCGGTGGACCTGATCCGCGACGCAGACGTGCAATGGTCCAACCTGCTCTGGGAGTTTGAGAGCGGGAAGCGGGCGATCTATGTGGATGAGTTGGCCTTTGGAAAGGACGCCGATGGGGTCTCGAAGCTCCCCGACCGGCGGCTGTACCACACGCTCAACCAGGGCGGCGAGATCGGGGCGGAAGAGATGTTCCACGAGTGGTCGCCTGAGTTCCGCGAGGCCAGTATTATCTCCGGCCTGGATGCGATGCTCAAGAAGATCGAGTATTCCTGCGGCCTGGCGTATGGCACACTATCCGATCCCCAGCAGATCGACAAGACCGCCACGGAGATCAAATCATCGAAGCAGCGCACAGCAGCGACGATCACCGATACCCAGAAGGCGCTCCAGAACGCATTAGAGCAATTGCTCTGGGCAATGGGCGTATGGGCGACGATTGGCGGCCTGGCGCCAATGGGTAGCTACCAGACGGCCTTTGATTTCGATGACAGCGTGGTCGTCGATCGCGACATGCAATTCAAGCAGGACCTTCAGCTTGTTGGCAGCGGGATCATGAGCAAGGTCGAATGGCGCATGCGCAACTTCAAAGAGACCGAAGCGGTCGCCAAAGCCAAGATCGCAGCGGTCCAGGCTGAGCAGCCGCAGGAAGATGATCTTTTCAAGGGTGCATAATGGAACAAAAAACGATCTTATCCAACGACCCTAAAGTGATTGAGCTTTTGAAATACCTCGGGGTGAAACTGAATCTCACCCAGAAAGTTCTTATCACTGTCGAATGCAACATGCCCGTTATTGTCGAAGAAAAGCGTATCGCTGCGAAACAGGATAATGCTAACCCCTGATTTCCTGGATGCTCTCCCAGGCCCGATCCTGGAGTTATACCGAGAATTTGAAGATTCGGTGATCGAGGACATTGCCCGGCGCATCGCCCGGCTGGGAAAGATCACCGGCTCGTCGGCGTGGCAGGCGCAAAGGCTATCCGAGAGCGGGGCGCTGTATGACGACATTCTGGCGCGCCTGGCCGGATTGACCGGGAAAAGCGAGCTTGAGCTGCGCAGGACTTTCCAGCGTGCGGGAGTCAAGGCCATGCGCTTCGATGATGACATTTACCGGGCGGCGGGTCTAAACCCATTGCCGCTCAATCTGTCGCCGGCGATGGTCGAGGTCCTGGCGGCGGGGCTGCGCAAAACGGGCGGGATCATGCGCAACCTGACCCAGACCACGCCGATCAGCGGGCAGCGGGCTTTCGAGCAAGCGGCGGACCTGGCGTATATGCAGATCAGCTCTGGGGCGTTCGATTACAACACGGCGATCAAGGCCGCGGTGCGCAGGACGGCGGAAAACGGGCTCACGGTGATCAACTATGCCAGCGGGCGGCGCGACCAGCACGATGTGGCAATGCGCCGGACCGTGCTGACCGGCGTCAATCAGACCGTGGGCGAGCTGCAAGAGCGGCGCGCCGGTGAGATGGGACAGGACTTAGTTCAGACATCGGCGCATATCGGGGCCAGGCCGGAGCATGAAATCTGGCAGGGGCGCATCTTTAGCCGGAGTGGGACGCACCCGAAGTATCCTGATTTCGTGGCCGAGACCGGATACGGCACAGCTACGGGTCTGAATGGGATCAACTGCCGGCATTCCTGGTTCCCGTTTTTCGAGGGGATCAGCCAGAACGCTTACGATCAGGCGACTCTTGACAGTTATGCTAGCAAGACGGTGACTTTCCGAGATCGGAAACTAAGCTACTACGAGGCGACCCAGGAGCAGCGATCCATCGAGCGAAGGATACGCCATTGGAAGCGCCAGGCGGGCGCCCTTGAAGCCGCCGGGCAGGACGCGAGCTTTGAGCTGGCGAAGGTGAAGTCGTGGCAGGCCAGGATGCGCAACTTCGTCAACGAGACCGGGTTGGACCGGCAGCGAGTGAGAGAACAAATTTAGTCATACAAGATACTTGACCTTTACAGAAATATCCTGTATGATATAAACAACTGAGCAACCTCGATCTTGGTTCGAGGGCTGTCGGAGATTAGCGCCCGGCATCTATCACCTTTACGGGTGGAGATGTTGGGCGTTTTTTTATTTTGCCATCCGCCAGCGTATGAAGGCGGACGCCATGAGAGTGACCTCGTATAAAAGCGTAGGCGAAAGGGAGAACAGGGATGAAACGAGAAGATTTGATCAAACTGGGCGTGGCTGAAGATGTGGTCGACAAGATCATGGCCGCGCATGGCAAGGACATCGAAGACCACAAGAGCAAGCTCGCCACGGCGCAGACCGAGCTGGACAACCTGAAAAGCCAACTCAAGGACGCCGGGGAAGCCATCGAAGGCTTCAAAAAGCTGGACATCGACGGCGTGAAGAAAAGCGCCGACGAGTGGAAGGCCAAAGCGGAGCAGGCCGAGAAGGACGCCCAGGCGCAGGTCGCACAGCTCAAGTTCGAGCATGCCCTGGACGGGGCTTTGACCGGGGCGAAGGCGAAGAACGCCAAAGCGGTCAAGGCGCTCTTGCAAGCCGATGCGCTCAAGCTGAACGAAGACGGCTCCATTCTGGGGCTAAAAGAGCAGCTCGAGAAGATCAAATCTGAAGCGGATTACCTGTTCGAGAGCGACGCTCCCACGCCAAAAGTGGTGGCCGGGGGCAATAACAAATCCGTAATCACCGACCCGATGATCCTGGCGGCCAGGAAGGCCGCAGGACTGCCTACAGGAGAATAATCAATGGCAACCTCTTTTGAGCTGGCAAGCAAGTTCCAGGCGATCCTGGATGAGATTTATAAAGTCGAGGCTCTGACTGCCCGGATGGACGCCCCGACCAAGCCGGTTGATTTCGGCGCGGCCAATGAGGTCAAGGTTTTCAAGACCTCGATCATCGGCATGGGCACCTACTCCCGCTCCACCGGCTACCCGGCTGGCGACGTGAACGGTACCTGGGAAGCGGTCAAGCTGGAAGTCGAGCGCGGGCGTGCGTTCTCGATTGACCGCATGGACAACGAGGAAACCCTGGGCATGGCCTTTGGCACGGTGGGCGGGGAGTACATGCGCACCGCGGTTATTCCCGAAATGGACGCATACCGCTTCGCCACATACGCCGGAACCGTCGGTATCCAGGCAATATCAGCCGGGGCAACCCTGACCGCCGCGACCATACTGCCCGCCATCGACGCGGCATCCCTGGCGCTGGACGATAAAGAAGTGCCGGCTGAGGGCCGGCTGCTGTACATCTCCAGCTCGTGCTATCGGATGCTGACCTCGGCCATTTCCCGCACCCTCGCCAACGAAGGCTCAGCAGATCGCCGGCTGCGCGCCCTGGACGAAATGACCATCGTGCCTGAGCCGCAAAGCCGCTTCTACACCAAGATCGACCTGAATGCCGGGGCAACCTCGGACGCGGGCGGGTACATCAAGAATGTAGCCACTGGCAAGGACATCAACTTCATGTTGATGCACCCCAGCGCCGTGCTTCAGGCGACCAAGCTGAACAGCCTGAAAATCTTCTCTCCCGATGAGAACCAGACCTCGGACGGGTGGCTGATCCAGCACCGCGTCTACCATGACGCGTGGGTGTACGATAACAAGCTGGACGGGATCTACCTGCACATGAAGGCATAAAAACATGCCTACTCTAAAACCAATTTCAACCAATGGCTGGCTCAAGGATGTCAACGACAACTACGACACCCTTGAGCCGCTGATCGGCGGCGACGCCGACGGTCTGGGCGTGCTGCGCGTGGCG